AGTTACAGTAATATTACTTGCTTGTACACGTGGATCGTAATTTAATAAAAAATTTACATTTTGCAAAATTACATCCTGCACTTGGGGTGTTAATGGCTCAAACAGTAGATCCCAGATGACACATCCAAATGTAGGATTCATCAGGCGTTCACCTTGTCGGACATAGAAGCTGTTTAGGATATCTTGCTTGATTAGTTCAAAATCATAAAGAGCAAAATTCTGACTATTAGTGTTTACTGTGCTAAAACCCCTGTACATCTGTGATGTAGAAACAGTAGTATTAGGTTTTCCGTTAATAGTTATTTTGTTTTGTAGGCTCATGATGGAGCTCCTTGATTTTTAGGCTGACTATCAGCTGGCGGTACTTTAAGGAATGTGTCTGTAATAGTAGTATAAGATTTATAAAATTTTGGTACAGTTGCACTACCATTGGTAAATTTAATTGCTGCCGAGTCTCTATCAGTTTTTGCTGCTGTCAGTGCCAACGGATCTAAATTCTCATGCTGTGTCCACGGTTCTGCATTTGGTATACGCTTCATTATACTGGTAATACTGCTGCCAGAGGCATTATAAACATTACTAAATGTTGCCAATGAACTAGCTGTTTTAGCACTGGTTGCTTGATTATTATCTATGGCGCTAGATCTCGGTGGTGCAGAACTTTGAGCATAATCTGTGCCGCTACCTCTCCAAGTATGTGTGTCACCTAGTATAGTATCATAATAGGCCGTGCCAACTTTTCTAGTGAACGTCGTACCAGTAGTTAAGAATGTATCAGTACCTGAATTAATTTCTAGTTGTTTTCCAGTTGTAATAAATCCGTTAGTCCCTACTATTAGTTGCAGTTGATCTTTACTTTCAATTCTAACTTCGCCGCTTAGAGTTCCGGCAGTTGTACCAGCGGCTTTGATGTTTACATTGCGACCTGCTTCCATGTTTATATCACGATCTGCATAAAAGTTCATATCAGCTTTGGTATGTACACTAACGCTGTCGGCAGCATAGATATCAATTTTTCCATTACTGGTTAATTCAATCCATGTAGTTCCTTTAGCATTGCCAATATAGATCAAATCTTCTGAATTGTGCAACAGTATTTGATGACCAGTTCGAGTTCTAATACGCACTAGTTCATTGTGAGGTATAGTTACGTCTCCGCTCTTATCACCTTGTTCAATAGCAGCGTAATCAGGTTCACCTTGTCCAGCAGGTTTTTTTCTAAGGAAGTTAGGATCACCATCATCCATAACAAATGTTGTGCCGCCCAGTCTGCTGACATAAGCATTAGGTATTTGATTTTCTATGGTGCCAATCGGTCCTTGTTTTGCACCTGCCTGTTTATCTAATGGGCCAGGAGTACTAATACCAAATACAGAACTTGGCAACTCTCGTCTAGAACTGCTGGTTGTGATTCCTCGAATATCATCGTAGGCTAGGCCTTGATTAGTTAATACCGTAGCAAATGGATGTGTAGGTTTTTTTAATTTTTCAGGATCATTAGGACTATTGTTTGCTGGAACTTTTTTATTGTATTCACCAGTAGGTACACGAGCATTTCGTCCTTGGGAATCTTTAGGTAAAGTCGTGTCAACTGTACTTTCAGTAGCTGCTAATCCCGGTGTCATGAAATTCATGTTATCTTCAACAACACATCCTATCCAATAACAGTACTTGGCATTGCCGCCGACTAACATAATGAGTACTTGTGAACCTATGTCAGGAGGCACTGCCCAGAAACCATAACTTTTTTGTGTATTATTGTAGTCGTTGGGATCCGGAGAAGTATACTGTATTCCTGTTGTACCAAAAAAAGGACTTAGATACTTGGCAGTGTATTGCTGGCCCGATGCTCCTGTAGTTCCGCCTTCTGTAAGAACCTCTACTCGTAAGTTTCCAGAATAAGTACCATCTAGATATCCTATTACTTTAGCCCTGAATGGACCGGTTTCACCTTTAGGTGCATCTTTAGAACTAAAATTTTCTTCAAAATTTGGCATGTGTTTCCCTTACATCGAGCCGTCTGGATAGCCGGTGCCGCCCGCTCTTGGTGCTGTCGGATCATTCGGGTATGCTGATTTTTTCGATGTGTTATCAACAGAAAATATTTTACCTACTTGTCCTGGACCTTGCAAGAATTGCCCTTGTCTACGAGTAGCGGTTAGTGTTTGTGTAAATTGTCCGCCACGGAATTCACTGTGTGCAGCGGTTACCCAGTATAGGCCACTCCAGTGTGTTACCGCAGCACTTTTGCTGAAACCTCCGTAATTATACAAGCCAGTTCCTGGATCAATATCAATCGGACTTCTAAAGTAAACAGCAATATCTACTTCACCATTTTGATAATTCACACTGCCGTCGGCATTTAAATTTACATAGTTAGTTGGGTGTGAAACATAATTACCCCAGCCGCTATGCCCTAAAAAATATGGATCGCCTATTATTTTCATATCAAGATTTAACATTTCTGCAGGTTGTGTTGCGGCTGTGGCAAAATATTTTGCTGCACGATTTTTTTCGTCTTCTGTGCCACCGCCACCCAGTTGATCCCACCATGTTGTTGTGTGTGCTGGATTTAATTTGTTTGGAATTTCTCCTCCAGACTTTGATGTGTCTATTGGGTTACCTTCTGGAAGTGGTTTAATATTATCTGATTTTTGATCTGCCCCTGCTGTCACTGCTTGATTCTGCACATCACCTGTAGTTGATAACGATTTAGCAGGTAACTTGCCACGAAAAGTTAGATCAAAGTTAATGGCGAAATTTATAATATCTGTATTTTTACCAGTATAAATGTAGTTGTACTCTTTAATTGCTTGTAATTGCAATGCGCCATCTAGTCCCGGTGCCTTGGTATTAGTTGGCATTAATCTGCTGGTATGTACATTATAAAAACTAACTCTGTAGACTAGTAATCGAGGTTTCTCGCCAGTGGTTGTTTCGTTATCTGTAGTAGAAATATTGTACATCTGTGTGTCAATTCTCCACCATTTTCTATATCCCTCAGCAGTAACAGCACCCTTAGCTAGTGCTTGCTTTGGATATTCACTGGATAAAATTACCTGATTGATTACGTTCATTATTGAAGAATTTTTTTGAAATCTATGTTCTCCAACTTTTGTATCATTGAGTACATTTGCACGAATGTCAACTTTAAAATCAGCTTTATAAACATTTTTAGGTCCGGTCACAGGAGTTGACCCTGCTTTTGTATCACCATACCCCATATCAGCAAGGCCAATGTCGTTACAGTCAGCCGCTGTTTGAATAAGTGTGCTGTTTTTAGAACTACGAGTAACTCCTAATTTAACATTAAGGGCGGATGCAGTTGCACTAGGACTGACTGTTGCTCCGAGGGCTGCTCCGCCTGAAGCATCTGTACTAGCTGATGCAACATTCTTAGGAAATAAAATAACAACTTCGTCTGCTACTTTGACTAATCCATCAGTTACTTTTTGTTTTAAAATTCTATTAACTACTGCTTGTAAACTATCTTCACCTGTTTGCAGTGTTTCTTGCACAGTACGACCACTTATGGAAATAGGAGTTGGTATGGTTGAATCCTTTGCACTGGTTATTCCCTGATTTAAAATCATTGCTTCACATTTGTAGATACAACCTCGCTCACTGACCTGCATTTCTGTTTTTATAAATTTAAAAGGAATGTATCGAGTGGCCTGGGGAATATTTTCTAATTGTCCGTTTTCTTTATTTCCTCTAAATTGTATAGACATAACAAAAGGTGCAACTGGCCAATTGTTATGACCGTATTGCTGGGCTGCTTGCTCAATAGCAATATAAAATAAGCCCATACTGTATGGTTCAGTAATTTCAAAGTCTAATTTAACTGCATTGGTCAAATGTAAATGATCTAGATTCATTTGATGATCAATTGACACATTATCAATAAAAAAATCAAATCGACCAAATGCTGTATTAATTCTATTGCTAGGATCTGTATTTGCAGATTTAGCAATCAATGGCAATCTGGTTTGCATATAAGTAGAATCAGGATTAGCCAACTGATCATCGCTGAGAACACTGATACCTAGTATGTAATCATAACTAGCATAATCAAACAGAACATTTTTTAAAGGAAATTTAACAGGAGCAAGTTTCTGAATAAAGCTACCAACAGAACTTAAAAACCCGCCGGATGAATCAACAGCAGGCACAGGGTTTCCATTAGGATTTACTGTTGCGCCGTCAGCCATATTATAAACCTAACACAGATGTCAATCTGCTGTTTTTACAAACATAAATTTGTGTGCCTGGAACAAAATCTAAAATAGGATCTTGGAGTACATCAAGATTGCGCTGTATAAACACCCACCACAATCTCGGATCGCCGTATAAGTCAAACGCCAGCAGATCTGGTCTGTAGGTATATTGAGCCTGGATAGTATAAAGGTAATCGTCAACCTCTGCTGGTACTGGTCTAATGGTCAGCACGTCAAGATGATTGTTAACAATCGCAGTATTAAACCACGGGCTAGTGTTAGTGTATGTAGCTGCCATATTAGATGTATCCAGTCTGATTACTTAGGTATCCGCCTTCAACAAATCTGTCAAGGCTAAAGTTTCTGGCGCTAGCTCTGCTGTAGATAGGTTGTAAGGTTACTGTAAATGAACTCTTTGTAGGAACATGTGTTGTTCCTCCGCTGGTTGAACCACCAACACCAAACAAACCAGCTAGTGCTGCTACCTGTCCAACACCACCTGCAATAGTACTTAGCGGGCCGGTGACTGCGGCTGCCGCAGGAAAGGCACTGCCTAAACTATCTGACAATCCACCTACTGCATCAGCTAGGCCTTCTGCTATACCGGCTGCACTACCAACTACCGGTACGCTGATATAATCACAGTTAGCATCGAGACTTGTACTAAAAGTAGTAACTACTACTGGAACATTTTTAAAAACATAATTACCGTAGCCATTCAAGTGTACAATGGGCGGAGGATTGCCGGCCTTGGGATCAATTCCCACAAACATTTTTGTAAGGCTGCGTAAATAGTGTACTGCTGCAATCCAATATAGACCCTGTGTTGGGTCTTCAACGTTCATAGGAGCAGTAATTGTTATTAGTCCTGGATCACTATTTTTGAACGCTTGAAAGGTATAGTTGGTATGTGTAGTATCAATAGGTGAATACTTAGCATTACTAGTAATATTGATTGTTGGAGTATATGGAAATATCATACCGCCAGCATCTTTTAATGGTTTTAAAACTACACTGGTTGCAAAACTAGGCCACGACGGGAGACTTAATCTGACACGCCAATCGTTTTCGTTACTACCATCAACGAAGTTAGCAACTGCACTGTACAAGTCGCCTACTGCTTCTCCAGCTGCTGGAAGATCGATAGCTCGAATTGCACCGATAACATTTCCACCAGCACCACCAGCAGAGATTGCACCAGCTAAGTTTTTAGCTGTATTAACAGCGGCTGCGCCTGCCGTAATAACACCAGCGCCTGCTACGAGTTTTGAAGTTATTCCCTGTCCAACTACAGCCATAATAATACTCCTTTTGGTGTATTATTTATTTGACTTTATTAACCGCGTAGTTTATAATACAACATCCGGAGAACCGATTAATGACAGCAAAAGTTAACTACCTAAACAACAAGGACATGTTGTTAGAAATACATAGATCAAAATCATCCTACTGTGTTTTTACCAAACCAGAATATCATCAATATGATTTAATTGTTTCAAATTTAGATAAAATCAATATCCGCAGTATTGCAGAAGCCAAACGTGCTCGTGCTAAACGCCAGGGCGATCAAGAATATGCTAGCCGAAAGGCCGCTGGCGAAAAGGTAAAACAAGCCGATTGTGAAGTTGACTACAAAAAAATTGCTAAAATAGACGTAGTGTTTAGAGTAATGACTTATGACCATATTCCGTTAAACAATACTCGTAAGAAAAATCCTAAGAGCCTAGCAGATCATCGTGACAAAGTAAATTTTCCCCCGTTCCAACATTGGAAATTTAACGAAAATGATGAACTAGTATGTGTCGGAAAAAGCCATTGGAAGGGCAGTTTAGACAAAGGAAAATTTGACAAAGATGCTGGCCAAATTACTCCAACTCTAGCTAGAATGATGTTAAAATTATGTGAGAGATATGCTACTCGCGGCAACGTTCGTGGCTACACTTACAATGATGAAATGAAGGGGCAGGCTATTTTGCAATTGA